ATGAAAGTCGATGAAATTTATGGGAGTTCATTCTTGAAAGCGGTAGACCTGCCGAAACCGGTTCGGGTGCGCATCGAGCGAGTTGAGGTCGGTACGTTCAGTGACCAGAAAACGGGGGATGAGCAGTTGCGCTTTGTACTTCATTTCAAGGGTGCGAAAAAGAGCCTGATCGTCAACAAGACACATGCCCGCGCTATTGCCGGTCTCTTGGGTGATGAGAGCGACGATTGGGCAGGGCGTGAGATCGTCCTCGCCTCTGGAGTTGCACCATCTGGGCAACCGACAATTGTGATTTCACCGGCGGTTGCTGCCGAAGGCGAATCTGCATTTTGAAAAAAGTGGGGGGCGACACTTGGAATGTCGCCCCCCGGCACAGCAGGAGAAAATTTCAGTCAATGAACACAAATAATTTAGCACAGACTAAATCTAATGTCAATAGTTTTGCGGTCGCGGAGCGATGGGTTTTGCATAAGAAAAAAATCCCCGTGTCAGCGAACGGACGGCGAGTCAATGCACAAGACGCAAAAAACCAAATGTCCCTTGATGCAGCGCATAGAGCAATAACAGCGATCCCGGCGCTGGGGCTGGGCTATGTCGTTGCCGCAGGCGATGGACTTGCCTGCATCGACATCGATCGCTGCCGAGATGCGCAGACCGGCGTGCTTGACGAAAGGGCAGCGGCGATTGTGGAGCGTTTCGGCGGTGCGCCGTGGGAGGCTTCACCTTCCGGCGCTGGTGTACATATCTGGGTTCGCGTCGCCGCTGCCTTCGCCGCGAATCGCAAGGCGACGTGGGATGGGGCGCACAGTCTCGAAATCGCCTCGACTGGCAAATATTTCACTGTGCTTGATCCGGGGGTTGTTGTACGCGCATTAGCGCTACCGGTTGGCGCACACAGCGAATCGGTTGCCCGGTTGATAGCGGACTACTTCACCAAGCCAGAAGTAAAGCCCTTACCCCTAAACGTGGTAGTGACCTGCGCAATGGACGACGCGCCTGCACGCATCCAGCAACACGCCGCAGCCGCACGCCTTTGGGCTGGCGATTGGGCTGGCTACAAGAGCCAGAGCGAAGCCGATTTCGCGCTTATCGGCGCATTAGGCGAGATCGTTGGTTGGAATTTCTTCAACACGATAACACTTTTTCGCCGGTCGGGATTAGGGCAGCGTAAGAAGGCGCAGCGAGAAGATTACGTCCAGCGCACTTGGGATGCTGTCTTGCGCAAAGGTTTCAAATTCAAGTGGGATGCTGTCGACAGCGAAATCCATCCGGAGATCGAAGCGCAGATTGCCGGATTCGGTAACTTCGCCTTATCAATTGATTTCACTACGCTGCTGCACTGCCGAAGAGATGCACTCTCGACGGCAAAAAAGGTCGCTGGTCACATTGCCAAGAGGATGCGAGAGGCAGGTGTGATTGAAGGCGCAGGAATTTCGTTACGCGATTTTCAAGAGTCATTGCACATCGGGTCGGCAACGACAGTGCGCCGGGCGATTCAGCGGCTTGACGACGCTGGCGTAGTCAAGGTGACTCGCATAAGCCAATTTGACGAGATCGGGGTTCAATTACCCTCCTTTTCTTTTTCTTTGACTACGGTCAAAAAGTGCATGGTAGACACAGTAGAAAGGGGGGGGAGTTGGGGGAGGTTGTTGGGGGATGTGCGGGAAGAGGTATTCGCGCGGGGAAGAAGTAAAAGTAGTAAGGAAAATGCTTTGCCATCGTTAGGAAATTCTACTCCGTTTCTCCTTCATTTGGTCGAGAACGGCGTAGGTTCATTGGCTTCAATCCTCGCGCACGTCGGCGGCACTATGCGCGGGTTGCGCAAGTTAATTTCACGGCTTCACGGGCTGGGGCTGCTGGTCTGGCAGGGGGGCATTGTGACGCCGGTCGAGGATTGGCGAGCGGTGTTGAAGGAGATCGCCCCGAACCTGACCACCTATCGCATAGGCGAGGAGCGTCTCCTAAAGCGGCTGGAGGGGTCGATTCGCCACGCGGTCAACATCTTTGGGTACGTCAAGGTAACAGCGCGTCACGCTTTTCAAGAGCGGCTGGATGGATTGAGAGAACGGGCAAACGCGCTGCGCGAGGCGTTGGGGTTCGTGGTGCGGCACGAACCTGCGGCAGAGAATGCCGCGACAATCGACCCTCCTGCGCCGGTTGAGGCGGTCGCGACAATCGCGACTGTCGCACCCGCGACTGTCGCGCCTTTATCGCCACGGGATCGGCTGCTGGCAGCAATCGCAGAAAAGCGCAAAGAGCATGGGATCGACCTTCCGATCCCCAATTACGCGTGGACAGGAGAGAGGAAAAATGGGCAGCACAACGATATGGGCAATTGTGATCGGCGCACTACTTGGAGCGTCGGTGACATCTTTTCTGGTTTATCGGCGGCTTCGGCAGGCAGCGGATAGGGTAAAACCAACGGTCGCGGAAATCGAGCGGCTTCAGGTGGCGATCTGGCAGATGAGGCGGGATCATGATGCGCTTGTCAGATTCTACGGATTTGATCAGAAAGAAGGGACGACAGATGAACAGCAGCAAACGATTTGACGACTTGACACTTGAAGGCAAGAGCGCGCACTGCGGACTTTACAACAGATTGCGGTCGCACTGCTGGCAGACCTTCCGCAGCACACTGTGTCGCGACTGTCGCGTCGCGTGGAGAGAAACGATCTTTTTTCCAAAGTGAAAGGGTCTGGCGCTAAATGGAAGCACAATCCATTTAGCGCGAATTAGTTGTCGAGCGACAACAGAGGCGAGGAGATGGTAGCATTTTGCTACCAGTAGGGAAATCAAGACTTTAGCAGGCAAGGAGGGGAAAATGAAAGTTGACATTGAGAGAGTAGCCCTTCATGAAGCAGGGCACGCAGTCGCACACCATGTGCTTGGGATTGCCTTCGACGTTGTTACCGTGGTTCCTAGTGATGATGCTGGAACACTGGGGCACGTGACCACGAACACCGGTGCGTCCAACTTGATCCAGTTGAATTACGGTAGCCGTAATCGCGAGATCGCGGCGTTGGCGCGAGACCACATCATTTGCACACTCGCAGGCATGGCGGCAGAAGATGTGTTGCTAGGAAACATCTACGAGGCAGGATGCAGGAGAGACGTAGAGCAAGCAATGATCGACTCACAATATCGATCACGCGTACCACACGCATATTTCGGCAAGCGCAAAACCGATGCGCGCAAACTGATACGCGAAAACACAAGCGCGGTGCGTGCTGTGGCGGCGGCGCTGCTGGAGCGACAGTCGCTTACATGGTGTGAGGTCGAGGCGGTTTTTCGTGGCGACACTCTAGCGATCTAAAGGGGGAGGGCAGGTACAAATGGGCGGGGGCATCAACAAAAGCGGGGGCAGCAAATGCCCACGGCGATGAAAGCGTGCGCAGTGTCAGGTTGCCCGGCGACGGTGCCGGTCGGTGAGAGGTATTGTCGTGAGCACGCAGCGAGGCATCGCAAGATGCGCGACTACATCAAGACCGAACACAAGTACAACACTGCAAACTGGCAGCGCCTACGAGCGGCAGTGCTGGCAAGAGAGCCGCTATGTCGTGAATGCCAAAGGCAAGGCATGGTCACGGCAGCGCATGTTGTAGACCACATCGTGCCAGTGCAGGACGGCGGAACGGATGCGACAAGCAACCTGCAACCGCTGTGCGCTTCCTGTCATAACGCGAAGACACAACGCGAGATCGCAGAACGTCAGCGACTTGCAAGAAGGGGATAACGGGTCTATGATCTACTTAGTGTCAAATCTACACCGTCCGGGCAGGTTTCTTTACGCGGAAGCGAATTTAGCGTTTTGACGATTTGGGAAAAAGGAAATGGCAACAAACAGTTTTATGCAGGGCAAACAATCGCGGGTCAAGGTCTCTGTTGGCAAAGAGCCGATTCAGGCACCGAAGGAGTTGCCTGCACCCGTCAGGGCGATATTTCGGCGCATGGCGAAGCAACTGGTCAACCGCACGTCGCCTGAAGACGCGACGATTCTGGCGCAACTGGCGATTGCGGAATGGGCAGCGCAGCAGGCAATGGCAGAAATGGCGCAGGTGGGCGTGACGGAGGTCGGCGCAACCGGAGAGACGAAACGCAGCGCGGCATTCGTGGCGTGGAAGCAGGCGAATGATGCGTTGCTTGCCGTAGGCGCACACTTCGGCATGACACCGGCATCGCGGGCGCGGCTACGCATTGACGAAGCCGAAGAAGTTGACCTACTTGCGGAGTTGTTTGCAGATGTTCGACCAGCAGCGCGCTGACGCATACGCGGGCTTCTTCGAGCGCATCCTTGTCCACACCAAAGGCGTATGGGCAGGGCAACCGTTCGGGCTACAGACGTGGCAGCGCGATCAGTTCGTGCGTCCGTTGTTTGGGGAACTGCGCGACGATGGCACACGCCGGTATCGCCGGGCGTATCTGGAAATTGCGCGAAAGAATGGCAAATCGGCAATTGGGGCTGGCGTGGCGCTGGCGGTGCTGCTGCTGGATGACGAGCCGGGTGCTGAAGTCTACAGTTGTGCGGCGAGTCGGGATCAGGCGCGGTTGGTCTTCAGACAGGCAAGCGAGTTCATCGAAGCGTCGCCGGTGCTGCGCAAACATCTGCGCGTCTATCGCAATGTCATTGAGAGCAAAAAGGGGAACGGCTTCTATAAGGCGTTATCGTCCGACGTGAAAAACCTGCATGGTCTGAATCCGCACTGTGTCGTTTTTGACGAACTGCACACCCAACCGAACCGCGACCTGTTCGACGTGATGGTTACGGGCATGGGCGCAAGGCGGCAGCCGTTGCTGCTGATGCTGACCACGGCAGGCTACGACAGGACTTCGATTTGTTGGGAACAGCACGAACATGCCCGGCAGGTGGCAGAAGGGATCGTGCAGGATGACGCACTCTTGCCGCTGATCTTCGCTGCTGAATCAGAAGCCGACTGGACGAAGCCGGAGACATGGCACAAGGCGAATCCGAATCTTGGGGTGACGGTCACCGAAGCCTTCCTGAAGGATGAGTGTGACAGGGCGTTGTCAACACCGGCATATCAAAACACCTTTCGTCGCCTTTATCTGAACCAGTGGACGCAACAGGAAAGCCGCTGGCTGGACATGGGGGCGTGGGACGCGTGTAGTGTGGACGAATATCCCGACCTGTCCGGCGCAGAGTGTTTTGGGGGTCTGGACTTGGCATCGCAGCACGACCTTGCTTCCTTCGTACTGGTCTTTCCGGTCAATGGCAAGTATTACAGCAAGGCACGGTTCTGGATTCCTGAAGCGACCATGATCGAAAAAGAGCGCAAGGATCGCGTCCCTTACTCCACGTGGGCGCGGCAGGGCTTCGTCAAGCCAACGCCGGGCAATGTCATCGACTATCGCACGATATTGGCTGACATTGGCGAACTGGCGAAAGAGTACAAAATCGTTGACATTGCCTTCGACCGCTACGGAGCGACACAGATCACGAACGAGTTGGCGGAACTGGGGCAGACGGTGGTCAGCATGGGGCAGGGCTTTGTGAGCATGGCAGCGCCGACCAGCGAACTGTCGCGGCTGATTGCCACGCAGGAAATCCAGCATGACGCGCATCCGGTCTTGCGCTGGAACATGGACAATCTGACCATCGAACAGGATGCGGCAGGCAATATGAAGCCGAGCAAGGCAAAGGCAAGGGAAAAGATCGATGGTGCGGTCGCGCTGATCATGGCGCTTGACCGTGCCCTTCGGCACAAGAAAATCACTTCCATTTATGAAAGCAGGGACTTTATTGAATTGGAGTTCTGAACATGACAGACGAACAGGAATTGCGCGGCAAGGATGGCAAATTGTGCGGGAAGGTGCGCGACAAGCGGTATCTGGTGATTCGGCGCGGCAAGAAGACCGACGTGTTCGACCTGCGCCGAATTGTTGACCGCGAGCGCGAAGACTTGAAGCCTGAAACGGATTAGTGTATAATAGACATCAACAATCGGTTGTAATACGGGGACACTCTTTATAGGGCTGTTCCCATGAGAGCGCCAGACGCCAGCATTGATATGTTGGCGTCTTTTCTTTTTTGACGAAAGTTCTTCACGTTATGGGTTTGGCGGATTGGCTGAAGCGAGCATTTGCACCTGTGCGACCGAGCGATCCGGCGTCGCTGGGTGCGTTTGGCATTGCTGCGCCGGTAGCGGGGTTGCCGGTCGTGACCGAAAGCAGCGCGCTGAACATTGCCACGGTCTATGCTTGCGCACGCGCCATCAGCGACGCAATGGCGGCAATGCCGCTGATCCTGTACCGGAGCGACGGCAAAACCAAGACACGCGCCAACCAGCATCCCGCATACGCCGTGCTGAAAGAGCAGGCGAATCCCCTAATGACGGCTTTTGAATACCGTCAGACGAAATACCTGCACCTGTGTCTGTGGGGGAATCACTACGCCGAAAAGGTCTTCGATGACCGGGGCAGGGTGGTGGCACTCTATCCGATTCCACCGAGCCGCGTCACGGTGCGCTACGAAGGTGGCGAACTGCTGTATGACGTGTTGATGGCAAACGGTCAGTCGGTGCGCTTCCAGGCGTGGAAGATTCACCATGTCAAAGGCATGTCGAACGATGGCTTTGTGGGCATGTCTCCAATCCGGCTGGCGGCAAACAGTCTGGGCTTTACGCAGGCGGCAGACGAATATGGTGCGCAGTTCTTCGCTTCAGGCGGCAGACCAAAGGCGATTCTGAAGGCATCGACCGAACTGACGCCGGAAGCGATTCAACGACTCGAAACGGCGTGGGGGCGCGACAGTGGCAACAAGACGCGCATTTTGGAACAGGGCTGGTCTTACGAATCAATTGGCATCAATCCCAACGACGCGCAGTTTCTGGAGACACGCGCATTTCAGCGCAATGAAATCGCACGCTGGTTCAGGGTGCCACCGGCAATCATCGGCGATCTGGAACATGCCACATACGCCAACGCCGAACAGCAGGCGCTTGATTTCGTAACGAATTGTCTGCGTCCGTGGGCGAGCAACGACGAACAGGCATTGCGCCGTGACGTGCTGACTGGCAGCGACCGGCAGACCTATGATGTCGAATATCTGTTTGACGACCTGCTGCGGGGCGATACGGCGACGCGCTTCGAGTCATACCGGACTGCTATCAACAACGGGATCATGAGTCCCAACGAAGCGCGGGCAAAGGAAAATCTGCCACCGATTGAGTACGGCGACAACTACTACATGCCGCTTCAGACCGGGCGTATTGGGGAAGACGGCGCACTCCTTGCGCCGGTCAGCGCGGGGGAAATGCGTGCATTGCCTGCGCCGGTCGTTGAAGGCGAATATCGCGTTGTCCCATCAGTGGGACAGGAACAGCGCACCGACCGGGCAATTGAACAGCGGGCGCGGGTGGCAGATGGCTATGCCGACGCAATTGCCGAAGTTCTGGGGCGCACGGTCAAGAAGGAAGCGCGCGACATTCGCAAACAGATCGACATGCTGCACAGGGGTGATGTGGAAGGCTTCCTGACGTGGCTCCGGTCGTATGTTGAAGAACTTTCTCCGTTTATCGTGCGGAGTCTGACGCCGGTGCTACGGACGCTGATGCTGGCGGTTGTGGGCAGCGTGGCGCAGGAACTGGACAAAGACGACACAGGGCTGACAGACGCATTTCGGGCGTGGGTTGACGGCTATGCGCTGCGCTATGGGCAAGAGTACGGGGATGAATCGTATGCGCAACTGCGGGCGCTGATTGAAGAGATGGCGTCTATTGGTGGCGACATTCCTGAAGCCGTTGAAACCCGATTGACCGAATGGGACGAACGACGCGCCGAAAAGGAAGCGCGCAGCGAGTCGGTGAATGTGGTCGGCGCAATGGCAATCGCGGCGTATCAGGCGTACAACGTGCAACGCATTACATGGCGCGCCAATGCAGGCGCTTGCCCGATTTGCAGACAGATGGACGGTCGCACGGTGCAGATTACAGAAAGTTTCGCCAGAAAAGGCGACGAACTGGCTGCGGAAGGGCAGGACACAATCACGGTCAGCAGGGATCGGAAGCATCCACCGTTGCATGGCGGCTGCACCTGCGGAATAGGAGCGGCGCAATGAGCGAATTTGAACGCAGGGTAATCGAAACGAATGAACTGCGCGCCGAACGGGACGGACGCGGAATGCGGCTGATTGGCTATGCCGCAATCTTCAACACGTGGTCGCATGACTTGGGCGGCTTTCGCGAGATCGTGGCACCCGGCGCATTCAGCAGGTCGCTGAACGGGGACGTGCGGGCACTCTTCAACCATGATCCGAATCTGGTCTTGGGGCGCACGACCAATGGCACGCTGCAACTGCGCGAAGACAGCAAAGGCTTGCTGATTGACCTGCTGTTGCCGGATGTGGGCTATGCCCGTGACCTGTGGACGCTGGTAGAACGCGGTGATGTCAGTCAGATGTCATTTGGCTTTCGCATTCCGCCGGGCGGCGACAAGTGGGCAAAGGGCAACGACGGACTTGCATTGCGAACGCTGCTGAACGTCGAACTTGGGGATGTAAGCGCCGTGACCTATCCGGCGTATGAAGAAACGGTTGTAAGCGCACGACAAAGGGCGCAGGAGATATTGAGCGAACCCGACAATGGGGACGCAGACGGTGAACGAAGACGAATCGAACTTGAATTGCTTGACCTTGTGTAAGGTCGGGAGAACACATTATGAACATTGCAGAATTGCGCCACCAGAAGGATCAGTTGATCACGCGTGGGCGCGAAATTAACGGGACAGCCGAACAGGAAGGTCGCAGTCTGACGGCGGAAGAGAAGGCGAACTACGACCAGATCATCGCCGATGCGCGCAGTCTTTCGGAGCGCATTCAGCGCGCTGAAACGCTTGACGAATTGGGCGGCAACGCTGGTAGTGCGCCGGTGACGCCCCAACTTGATGCTGTGGAAATGGGCAGCAATCCCGGCGTCTTCGGTACACAGGAGTATCGCAGCGCCTTCAAGCAGTATCTGAAGTTTGGCTTCTCTGGGCTTAGCCCGGTGGAGGCTCGCGCTCTTTCCACGACCGACGCCAACGGCGGCTATATGATGACGCCGACGCAGGTCGCCGAAGGGCTGATCGTGGCGCTGAACAATCAGGTCTTCATTCGCCAGTTGGCGACGAAACTTTCGATTGACGGCGCAAAGTCGTTGGGCGTGCCCACGATTGCGACCGACATTGAAGACGCGACGCCTACGGCAGAAGGCAGTGCTGCGGACGAAGACACGGCGCTTGCTTTCGGTCGGCGCGAACTGACGCCGTACATGTATACGAAGCGTATCAAGGTCAGCAACAAACTGCTGCGCAACGTGCCTGACATTGAGAAGGTGATCATCGACCGGATGGCGTACAAGTTCGGCATCACTCTGGAAAAGGAGTACATGACAGGTGACGGCACGGACAACGCGCTTGGTATCTTCATTGCTTCGGCGGACGGCGTCACAACCGGCAGTGACGTGGTAGCGGCAGGTGCGACCGCGGTAACGATTGATGACTTTATCAAGACCAAGTATGCGCTCCCTGCGGCGTACTGGAATCGTCCGGGGACGCGTTGGGTAATGCACCCGGACTGTGCTTTCCGGCTGGCGACACAGCGCGAAGGCAGCGGCACCGGACAATACCTGTGGCGCGAATCAACGCGGGTCGGTGAGCCTGATACGTTGCTGGGCATTCCGGTGGTGGTATCGCCCTATGCACCCAACACCTTCACGGCGAATCAGTATGTGGCGGTGCTGGGGGACTTCAGTTTCTATCACATCGTGGATTCGCTTTCCTTCAGCGTGCAGCGTCTGAATGAAATCTATGCGGAAAACGACCAGACCGGCTTTATCGGTCGCTTGGAGACGGACGGCGCGCCGGTACTGACCGACGCATTCCGTCGCGTGAAGTTGGCTGCATCTTAAAGAAGCGGGGACGGCTGGCGCGGGTCAGTCGTCCCCAACTGGAGCAATGGCAATGAAGGTACTGGCACTGAAGAACTTCGCAGATGGCACATATGCCGGGCATGAAGGCGCGGTCTATGACTTGCCTGATGTGCTGGCGCTGCAACTGATTGCCGCTGGCGCTGCGGTCGCAATCGAGCCGGAAACGGCAATGGTCGCGGGGTCGGAAGAAACGGCGTCACTGCCAAAGGCAAAGGCGCGCAGCAGGAAGGCGAATAAGTGATCGACAGTCTGACCGTCACAGTAGCACCGGCAAGCGATCCTGTATCGCTGCCGGAAGCGAAGACGCATCTGCGCGTGGCGCACAACGACGAAGACGCGCTGATTACGGGTCTGGTCAAGGCGGCTACGACGCAGGTCGAAGAATCGCTGCTGTGGCGGTCGCTGGTGACGCGCACGCTGAAATGGGAGTGTGCGGCGCAGGGGGCAAAGACGCTGACCTTGCCCATGCCCCCGGTGCAGAGTGTGACCAGTGCCACGGTGGACGGCAGTCCTGTTGCGTATGGACTGAAGTCCAATTCTTTAGTGTTCGATTCACCTGTTACGGGTGATCTGGAAGTGATCTACGTCGCTGGCTATGGTGATGCTGCGGCAGTGCCTTACAACTTCAAGGCGGCGATCCTGCTGCTGGTCGGTCACTTCTATGAAAATCGTGAAGCGGTCGTGCTGGCGACCCAACCGGCGAAATTGCCGTTGGCGGTCGAATCGCTGACCTTGCCGTGGCGGGCGTGGGGGACAAAATGAAGATTGGACGCCTGCGCCACAGGGTGACGCTAAAACCAGTGAACTTTAGCCAAGATTCGACCGGTGCGGCTGTGGCAACGCCACCATTGTTTGAGTCGTACACCGTGTGGGCGGAAGTACGCACAGCAAACGGCTATGAAAGCAGCAGACCGGAATTGAACACGGTGATCAGCGGCTACACCCACACGGTGACGCTGCGCAAGCCAATTCCGGCAATCAGGACGACGTGGCGGGTGTTGTGGGATGGGCGCACGCTGGAAGTGGTCGCAATCAGAGAGCCGGACAATCGGGGGCGTTCGGTGCTGCTGGACTGCGCAGAAGTGGACGTATAGCGATGGCAAAGGGGCGCAAGTCTTTCAAGTTGGACTGGTTCGGGGATGACCTGACACGGGCTGTTGACAGTGCAGGGGAACCGGCGTTGTGGGCGGCAGGGCAGGTGCTGAAGCGTGAAGCGCGCGAGCGTGCGCCAGTCAAGACCGGAGAGATGCGCAATTCGATGTACGTCGAAACTACGCAGCGCACAGACTATCGCAAGGGCAAGCGGGATCGCCGGTATGGGCGTCTGCGACCGAAGAGCGAAAAGATTGTGCTGGTGGCGGCGGCGGCATGGTACTCGAATCTGCTGGAAGACTCTGGCGCAGTGGCACACGTCATTCCGCGGAAGCGCAGGAATGGTCAGAAGGTGCTGTACATTCCGGGCATCGGCTATCGCACAAGCGCCAACCATCCCGGCATGAAGCGAAAGCCGTTTCTGTCGGAAGCACTGGAAGCGAACCGCGAGCGCATTGGGCAGGAAGTGGCGAAAGTCGTGAAGGCAAAGATCGATGGTTAAGGAAGCGGCGCAAATCGTCTATGAACGGCTGAAGGCAGAAATCACCGACAGCGCGACACCTGGGCTGACTGGCGTGAAGGTGTGGAATGAAGAGCGTCCACCACAGCAGGGGACGGCGTATATCGCCTTCAGTGTGGACACGTCGATTCGTGGAGCGGGCACTGCGCCAATCAGCGACCTGATTGTAGATGTGGACTGTTATGCGACCAGTGCGGCGGCAGCGGATGTGCTGGCAAAGGCAGCGGCAGGTGCATTGCAGGAGTATACGGCGGTGCTTGACGATGTGCGTGTGACCGGGCTGCAACTGAACGGCAGCAACCGCGACAAGGATAACGAAACAGGGCTTTGGTATGTCTCCCTGCGCGTGCAGGGGCTTGTAATCGGGTAAAGGAATTACACAATGGCTAAGAGCGATATTCTGGCGTCAACTGCACGCATCTTCTATGCACCAGTCGGTGAAGCGCTACCGGACGAAACGACCGTGGCATACGGCGCGGCGTGGGGCGGCAACTGGGTTGACCTGGGCTACACAATCGATCCGGTCAGCGTCAATCTGGAAACAGAGACATTCGATCTCAAGGTGCAGCAACTTCTGACACCGGTGCGCCGGATGCGCACTTCAATCAGCGCGACCATCGAAACCAAGTTGGCGGAATTTTCTGGCGTGAATCTTGAACTGGCATTCGACGCCACCAAGACAACGACCGCAGCGGGCGCAAGTCAAAAGGGCTATGACGATATTCGCGTCAAGGGCGAAAAGACCGACGTGAGCATGTACGCGTTCGGGATCGAAGGCGTTCGTATTCATTCGACGAATGCGCGGCTTCCAGTGCGTGTCTTCATCCCACAGGGGACAATCACGACCACAGGAGCGGCAGAGTTCAGCAACAATGCCGGGGTCGGCGTACCGGTGCAGATTCAGGCGCAGACCGACGATAACGGTGATGTATTGGTCATTCACAACGTTACCGCACCGGCAACGGCGTAAGGGGGTGCCATGCGTACCGCGAAAATTGTGCTTGCGGGCAAGGAGTATGAGATTAGGCGATTGCCAGCGGTCAGGGCGATTGCGTGGCGCAAGGCGGCGCAAGAATTGCTGGATGTCTTCCCTGCGCTGGCTGATGCGTATCAGCAGGAAACCGCCAACGTGGTTGCGGCAGGTGTTGACCTGTTCCGGCAAGCAAGCGGCATTGTGGAGTCTTTGATAGAAGTGGTGTTGTCGGCTGACGTGACGCTGAACGCTGATCGTGAACGTATTCTGGAGACGGCAGACGATGAAGAGTTCCTGGAGGCGTTTCAGCAGGCGTTGTTGCTGAACACCCCTTTATCGAGTCTCGCGCAAGCGTAAGGCTATCGTCCGAAGCGGCGTGGGGCGAATCTGCGGACGATCTGGCTGAACTTGCGCTTGCTGAATGGGGTCTGTTACCGGGGGAATACACACAGCAGGAGATGGAACGGCTGGCGTTTGCGTGGGTCAGACGCAAGAAGTTTGAAGCGAAACTGATCGCAACTGAAGTGCTGACGCCGTTCGCAAAGAGGCAACAATCTGGCACGGTATCGCCAGAAGAGATGTGGGCGGAAATTGAAGGTCTGTAGGGCATGACGATCAAACTGGCTGACGCAATTGTATATCTTGGCACGGATGACAAGGAACTGGAGTCCGGTCTAGGCAAGGCGGAAGTGCGCACGTCCAAATGGGGCGCTGCGCTTTCCGGCGTCATGGCGGGGATTGGCGTCGCCGTGGCGCAGGCGGCGGTTGGTGTCGCCAGCGCAGCGGTCGGCAAGATCGGCGAAGTGATTGGCGCGGCTTCCGATATGGGAGAGACGATAGCCAAGACCGAGCAACTGTTCGACGAATCGGCAGACGCGATCATTTCGTGGGCAGGCACGGCATCGGGAGCGTTCGGACAGTCGAAGCAACAGGCGCTTGACGGCGCAGCAACCTACGCCATATTTGGGCGCGCTGCGGGTCTTGCCGGTGATGATCTGGTCGACTTCAGCACGGGGCTTGTCGAATTGGCAAGCGACCTTGCCAGTTTCAACAATACATCGCCCGAACAGGCAGTGCAGGCTATCGGCGCGGCTTTGCGTGGAGAGTCCGAACCGTTGCGCGCCTATGGCGTCCTGCTGAACGATGCTTCACTTAAGGCAGCCGCGTTTGACATGGGTCTGACGGATTCTGCAAATGCGACGCTGACCAACCAACAAAAGGTCTTGGCGGCGCAGAAAGTGATCTTCGAGCAGACCACGGCGCAGCAGGGCAACTTTGCACGCGAGTCGCAAGGATTGGCAGCACAGACGGCAATACTCACCGCGACCTGGGACGACTTCAAAGCCAAATTGGGGACGGTCTTCCTACCCATTGTCGAAAAAGTGATGCAGACGGTCAACCGTCTGGCGCAGACGGTGCTACCACCTTTGCAGCAGGTGATTGAACAGAAGATCGTTCCGGCTGTGGAGAAGTTTGCAGAGAAGTTGGGTGCGTTCCTTGCCACCTACGGGACGAAGATCGCTGAATGGGTCAAGAAGGTGATCGACTGGTTCAGCAAGTTAATCGGCGGCGCACAGGACGTTGACAAGAAGGGCGGCAATGCCTTCATGGATTTTATGAAGTCGGTGATTGGCGTTGCGGTTTCTATCATTTCGGCGGTCGGTTCGATCCTGAAGGCGCTGGGCGATCTGGTTGGCTGGTTCCTGTTCAATGATGCGGGCGAATTGCGTGGCTGGGCGCGGCTTGTGCTGGATGCGTTCGGCTGGATTATCGACCAGATCAAGTTGACGATTCAGTTCATCGAACGGCTGGCAAAGGCAATGTCGGCGGTGCTGAAGGGGGATTGGGGCGGGGCGCTCTATGCGCTGACGGGTCCCAACGTCAACACAAACGGCATGGTGCCGCTGTACGACTCTAGCGGCAATCGCATTGGCTGGCAGAGTGAAGAGCAAGCCAGGTTGAAGGCTGGCATTTCACAGAGTATGTCCACCAGCAACAATGTGACGGTCAATATCACGACTACCGACGATCCGAATCAGGTAGCGCGTGACCTGAACCGTGCCGTGCAGGACGCACTGCGGGCAGGGGGTCACTGATGTATCGCTTTGTGACCTTCGCAGGCGTTGACCTGCCCAAGTACAACAGACAGGAAGAGCATACCGGCGGTGTGGTAGACAGCACGCTGGTGGCGACCATCAACGGCACGTTCGACAGCCGCGGGTCGCTGCGCGCCGTCCCCAAACGCGCCGTCTTTACCATGCGCGGGATTCTGGTCAGCGAAGTTGTCGCAGGAAGCGAAACGGTCTATTGGGTGACAGGCGGCGGGGATCAGATGGTGCTGATTGGCGGCGGGGATGTGCTGGTCTTCACGGCAGGTATCGCACCGACCGGCGTCACACTGCGCGAACAACTGGACACACTGCGCGGACTTATTGGCACAGTCGGCACGCTGGTGCGCGAACCCAAGACCGGCAGCGACAACCAGTCGATTACGGCGCGGCTGTTGTCTGTGCGGCAGCAGAAGACGCAGCAGCAGAGCGAAGCATACGCCGAAGTCGATCTGACCTTTGAAGCGGCGTATCCTTACTGGCGCGGCACAAGCAAGAGCGCAAACCGCTCCGGCAGCACAATCAGCGCGACGAACAGCGGCAATGCGCCGGTGCGCGACGCGGTGTTGACGGTGGTCGGGACAATCAGCGGCAGTGTGACCGTGACCGGCGCAGGCATCAACTTTACATGGTCGGGTTCGCTTTCCAGCGGGCAACAACTGGTAATCGCCGGGAACAGCGTCACGGCAAATGGCGCACCGTCAAAGGTGACGATCAATTCAGGTCATACCAGCGATGTGCTGGTGGAATTGGGCATTGGCGCGAACACGCTGACCGTCACCGGCGGCGCAAGCGCCAGTCTGGCATGGTACGACGCATGGCAATAAGGATTGTGACAGATGGCAAGACCATCACGACCTGTACAGCCTTTGACGCCACCATGCGCCTTTCGGCGGGTGGTTCGTGGTCGTTCTCTATGCCAGCGGCGTCGGTCGAAGCCGGATATGTCGCCGTGCTGAAACGCATGGATTGCTATTGGGATCATCTGCTGGTCGCCAGCGGCTACATCAAGGATTTCGATGTTTCCGGCGATGTGCTGACCGTGCGCGGTGACGATATGGCGTTTGAACTGGCAGGCGTGACCGTCAGCGCGGATGCAACCGGGCTGGTGGATGCGGCAGACGCGATTGACTGGATCGGGGACGAATTGCCGGATGGCTGGACGCTGGACAATCAGGTGTCGGGCAGCAGCAGCGTCTTCATGAGCGCGATTGCGCGCGAAAGCATCTTGGCAACGCTGGGTGCAATCTGCACTGCGGCAGGGCTGTGGTTTGTAATCGACGGCACCACACTGACCGTATCGGATTCCTTCGGCGCTGTGCGTCATGGTGTGCAGGTCTTGTCGCTGACGAAGCGCACAGACAGCAATGAGATTGTCACGAAGGTCTTTCCATATGGCGCTGGTGACAAGAATGCTTCGGTCACGTTGCAGCCGTCCACGACCACCGTTGGGGGTTACACCATCAGCAAGGCGGCAAACAGCGTCACAAAGGCTTCTTCGTATCCGACACGCGAACGGGAAGTGCAGTTCAGCAAGATCATCCCGAAACAGGCGACGGAAGCGGCGCTGATCGAAGCGTCGAACGCGCTGGTGCTGGCGTCGGTCGAATACCTGCGGCAGCACGCCACACCGATTGAATCCTACAGTGTGGAATGCTTCAGCACGGCGCGGATCAAGCCGCTGGAACGCATTGCGCTGAATCTGAAGACGGACGCGCTGCTGGTCAACGAAACGCCGGTGGTGATTGAAAGCCGTCTCTCTGTGAACACACAGGGCATGGTGACAACGGCGCTGACGCTGGAAAAGGATGCGCGGCGGATACCGACCGATGCGCAGGTTGTGGCGTCGGCAATCGTGCAGGGGCATAACAATGCGGTCTATCCTACGCCAAAGTCGGAGAACCCTGCGCCATCTGCCAGTGAGCATGTGACGCATTCGGGCAGCGAGTTCGCGCTGAAGTGGTCGATTGGCGAAAAGGCGGTGCAGATTCGCAAGGCGACGCTGACCGGCAGCACGGCGAACACCGGCGTTACGCCGGGCATGAGTCCGACAGGGCTTGAATATCGGCTGAATGGCGCGGGGAGTTGGGTCACGCTTTCTGGCAGTGTGGATTTGACCGGCACGCTTGCGAACGCCGGTACAGGCTTTCCCACAGCGACCGAAGGCGTGGTGAATGTGCGTGTGACCGGTGCGGCGGAACTGATACGCAAGGCAGGCGCGACGTGGAGCGGTGTTCCAGCAATTTCGAGCGGCACAAAGGTGCTGATACTGGAAGACACGCCACATTACTTCAGCACAAGCAACAAGGCGGGGCTGAACCAGAACGGCACGATTCCAGCGGGAACGGTGGTGACAATCAACACGTCGCCCACGGACACGAATCCATACGACACAAATGAAGCGGCGCGCTGGTATGCGTGCGATTATGCAGCGTTTGCATGGTTGCTGGTCTATGTGCGCAGTACGACTTCCGGGCTGATTCTGGAAGCCATCAACGGCGAAACCAGTGCGTTCGATGCAAATGCAGACGCAACGCTTTCAATTGAAGCAGTGACGATTTAGCAGGGGGCTACACACATGGCAGAAAAGACAATCAACCAGTTACCGGCAATCGACGCACTGGCGGCAGGGGACGAACTGGCAGCGTGGGATGTATCGGGCACGCCAGCGACAAAGAAGGTGACGGCGGCGCAGGTCAAGAGTTTTGCGACTGATGTAGACATTAACGGCATGTCTTCGGCATCGCCAGCAACAAATGACACAGTGGCGATCTATGACGCTTCGGCAGGAGCAAATCGCAAGGCGACGATTAGCGACATTCTGGCGCTAGACGGCGGGGGTGGGGGTGGACTCGACATTGATGGACTTACAAGCGCATCGCCAGCGACAGGTGACTATCTGCCCATTTATGATACAAGCGCAAGCGCAAACCGCAAGGCGACAATTAGCGACATTCTTGCACTAGATGGCGGGGGTGGGGGCGGACTTGACATAAATGGCTTGACTTCGGTCGATACGCTCAACACGGCGGACAGTGTTGCGATCTATGACACAAGCGCAGGAGCAAATCGGAAGGCGACAATCGACAATATCAAGTCATTGGCTACACTGGTTGACGTGAACGGACTTACAAGCGCGTCTCCTGCAACGAATGACACAATCCCGATCTATGACGCGAGCGCAAGTGCAAATCGCAAGGCGACGATTAGCGACATTCTGGCGTTAGGCGGCGGGGGTCTGGACATTAACGGCTTGACTTCGGCTACCCCTGACGCGGCGGACACGATCCCGATTTACGACACTTCGGCTTCAGGGAACCGTAAGGCAACTACCACGGGGGTTTTTAATGGCGGATTCGACGGCGCGGTCGGTACATGGGCGAACGAAACACCCGCGGGGGCGGACGTACTTCTGTTCTATGACACTTCGGCAGGCGCAAAACGTAGGACAACGATTAGCGACATGCTTGCACTAGGAGACGGTTTCGACATAAATGGCTTGACGGCAGTGGACGCAGTTGCTACGGCAGACAGTATCGCAATCTATGACGCGTCGGCAAGTGCCGGTCGCAAAGCGACGATTACGCAACTGACCGACTTACTTGGCACGATATACGCGACACTGGAGGGGGCTACTACATTCGGGAGTAACCTTACTGCCAATGGCACAGTGCAAAGCAATGGGGGATTGGTTGCCAGTACGATAGGCGACAATGGTTCAGGGGTTGGCGCACGTATTCAGGCGAATCGTAATAGTAACGCTTCGACTCCTGCGGCAGGATATTTGAATCTGCAAGACAGAACAGGTACAGGACGGCGCATTTGGGTCGACAACACAGGGATAGTGCGCGTGCATTCTTCCGATCCGACCAATGCAAACGATACGGCAGGCACGGTCATTGGATCGCAAACGTCGAGTCTTGCCGCCAAAGACATTGCGGGCGAACCCATTTCTGGGGTTGACGCACTGGCGCACATTGTACAGGCGGCGCAGGAAGCCGTGAAGCGTTTTGTCTACAAACCAAGTACAGGCTATGACGACGAAGGCAATGAAATCGTTGGGGGTAGACCATACAACGGGGAAGAGTTTTCAGGCATTGTGATTGACTATGCGCCACGGTACGGAATGGATGTTGACGCAGAGCATCCCCACGGCAAGAGCCTGAACACAATCAACGCCATCGGTGATCTGTTCTTGGCAGTCAGTCACTTGGCGGAGCAGAACGCGGCTTTGCAGGCTAGAGTCGAAGCGTTGGAAGGACTGGAGCAGGAATAATCAGGGGATCGGGTGAATGCCCGATCCCCTTCCCTTTGTCAGCCAAAGATGCCCCTGTATGCGTTTTCGGCGTCTTCGTCCTGCACATCCAAGTATGCCTTCAGGACTGTGATGTCACTATGTCCCATGAGTTTTGCCAAGACATAGATATTCATTCCCTGACGCATTGAGCGCGATGCAAAGGTTCTGCGTAGACCGTGCGCTGTGATATGCACGCCTGACGCGTCCTGCATACGCTGAAACAGCAGGTTGATCGTGTTGGTTGTCAATCGGGCATTCCGAACATTGAAGGAAGTGAACAGGGGGTGACCTGTTTTCACTCCCTTGCGCGTCAACAGGTATCGTTTCACAAGTTTGCAGGTCGTTGGATCGATGTATGTGATTCGATCCTTTTGCCCCTTTCCCTGTTTGACCATGACAACGCCTGTGCGTAAATCCACATCTTCTACATTCAGTTTGCAGAGTTCAGCAGAACGCACACCTGATGTTGCAATCACTTGCACCAATGCCTTATCGCGCAACCTGCACACCTTCAGCACCTTGTCGAGTTCATCGTCAGTCAACGCAACGGGCAACTTCTTTTCGAGCCGGGGCATCCTGACAGACTTCATTGGTGACTTTTCGAGCAGTTCATCCCGAACACAGAAGTTCAAGAATGCCCTAATTGCACGCAT